CTCGGTTCGGACTCGGTTCGGACTCACAGCCGGTGGTGGCAGAATCTCCCTTGGTTCGCGTGAGGGATCCGCGGACGCGAGATGATCGATCTCGCCGGGATCAACCTCGGCGGCTGAGGGAGCGCTGCATAGCTTGGCGTGAGGATCCACGGACGCGAGATGATCAGTCTCGCCGGGATCAACTCTGCGCTTTGCTTGTGCGCGCTCATCGCCTTCCGGATCAACGCCTGTAGCTTCTCCCGGGACGACGCAGTTCGTCTGCGCGTCTGAGGAGATGGGCTTGGGCGGTTCCGAGGAAGGCTGGACCTCGTAGCCGTTGCGTGTGAGGAATTCTGCCGACCACTGGCTGTAATAAGGAGTAGCCGGGACATCGCGGAGAGGATTAGCTTCGTCGAACTCGGCGCGAGCGTCCTGCCTCGAGCTATTGCACTTGTGGCAGGCGACGACGAGCTTGTCGACGGTGGCCGATCCCACCGACGTCGGGTCGATGTGGTCGAGAGTTCCGGAGCTGAAGCCGATCGGGCCTGTCCAGCGGACTGGAACGCCGCAGTAGCGGCAAAGGTCGCCGTCTCGGTAGATGACCGCACTCTTAAGCTTCGGATCTCGATTCTCACGACTGCGATTCCGACGAGCTTCGACCTCTGCTTTAGACAGGAGGTGAATGAAGTCTTCGGAGGTGAAGAGCTTGATCTTCCACTGTCCGCCGACCTCGACCCATTCGAGCAGGCCGAGAGCCTCACAGACGCGCAGGAGAAGATCGGCACGCTCAGGAGAGGCGAGGCTGTAGGCCACGCCCCTACTCACGATCCCATCTGTCAGCTGCTTCGCAGAGTACGTCGCTAGACCCATGAGGAAGCCGAAGATCTCAAGGCGATTGGTCTGCGAGCCTTCTTCTACCTCATACACGTCGATTAGACGCGGATGACTCATAGCGTCGTCGCTGACTCGTACCCATGACATCTGGCTTCCTCCTTTCTTTCTCGGGTCTTTCTGCTAGTCGCTGCATCGGCATTCGCCTGTGATTGGATTGATCACGCCTCCACACGATTCGCAAATCTTGGGAGCGCGCGGATCACGTTTGACTTCCACCTGCCTCACCTCCGTCCCCCGTTCAGCAGGTACATGCGCCCTGGCACGAGCTTCGCTTTGGGCACAGGCCCGAGCCGCTTTTCCAGAGCTTCTTGAAAGCACCGCGGGTGCCTGACAATCCCCGCGCCGACTTTTTCTCCGCACTCCGGGCAGATGCGATCAGTCTTTTTAGTCATCGCTGCCTGCCTCGGTGATGATCAGCTCGATAGCGTGTGCGCCGACAGGGAGACCACGGTCGACACCTGCCCACCTGTGATCCGGCCCGATGACGTGAGTGTGATCGTCATCTACGAGGACGCCCGCGTCGCGTAGGCCGTCAACCATTGCTTTAGTCGTGTCAGCCGCGTTATTAGGGTCGAAGCGTCGCGCGGATCGTGCGTAAATCTTCGCCGTGATACGCACTCGCCCGTCGAAAGAGAAGAGTGCGTCCTTGCGTGCCTCGATCGCTGTGCGCTTGCGCAGCGCGCGCACACGCTTCGCGCGAGCCATCGGGTGAAGACGAAGATTCGCGGTAATCCACTGAGACTTAGGGATGACGAGGTAAAGGGTCTCGATCATTTGTCTGCGCTCCTTTGCGCTTAGAACGGAGGATCAGATGGCATCAGAGTGTCTGCCCACGGATCCGAGCCGGTAGAAGATTCGTGCTCCGCAGACGCGGGAGAGAAGCCAGAGGCCGCGGTAGGCTGTCCCTGCTGGCCTTGGCCTCCGGTGCGCGTCACCTGCGCCCGCGCATGCCGCAGCGAGACGCCTACTTCGTCGGCTTGAAGCTCGACGACAGTGCGCCGATCGCCCTCACGGGTCTCGAAAGAGCGCTGCACGAGGCGACCGCGCACCATCGTTCGGGAGCCTTTGCGGAGTGTCTCGGCGATGTTTTCGGCCATTTCGCGCCACGCGGTGCAGCGCATGAACAGGGTCTCCCCGTCCTTCCACTCGCCCGACTGACGATCGAAAGACCGAGGCGTCGACGCGATCGTGAAAGAAGCGACAGGGCTTCCGCTCTGCGTCCAGCGCAGCTCCGGATCAGCGGTCAAATTGCCGACGATCGTGATGACGGTTTCTCCGCTCATCGGGATTCCTCCTCCTCAAAGCGAGAGATCGCCGTTGCTAGGCGCTTCGCGACGTCGGCGAAGCCCATCGTGATCTGCAGGTCGTAATAGGCATCGACGTCGATTTCCTCAGACGCGCGCTTCTTGACCCGCTCACTCTCTTCGTCGAGGTCGATTTCCTTGATCCTGAGATTTTTTGCGAGCGCGAGCTCGATGCGCGCGCCCCGTGACTTTTCCCAGCCCTCGAGCATGTAGATGAAATCGCAATCGAGCAGAAGCTTCAGATCTGCGCGCATGTAATCGGTCCACGTGGCTTCGTCGTCGAGCTGAACTTCGCTAGGATCGACTACCTCGTAGCCGCACAGCTCCAGCGCGTTGCGCGCGCACGAGAAAGCGAAGCGATTACCGAAATCGATCCCTGTGATAGGGCCTGAGATGTAGACTTTTCCGCGGCTCATTAGCGCTTTTCCTTTCTTGCTTCTTTCATTGCTTCCCGGAGCCGCTTAATCAGCGGGCCTCGCTGATACGCTGTGAGACCTCCAAAAATCCCCGCAGTCTGCGCTGTCCCGCGCATCTCATAGCGGAGCTGGTACTCGAGACACTCGCGGCTGACCGGGCAATTCCTGCACGCTTGCTTTGCTGTGATTGGGTCATATGTCGGCCCCTCGAAAAAAATGTCCGTCGGGATACCGAGACGCATGCAGAGCGCGTCTTCCATCCACTCTCCGGTGCTCGTCTGCTCGCTCATGCTGAGATCGCCTCTTCGTCGATGAGAGCGTGGAAAAGCTCGCTAGAGACGTGGATCCCCTCATCACTGAGCCTCAGCAGCTCGTCTGCACGCCACTGCCTGTGGCCGTGGACGCGACGCCACAAGCTCATCTCGGCCATTCCGAGACGCTTAGCAGCGGCTCGCATGCAAAGCCTCTGACGCTTCATCCAATCGCGAACCAGAATCGAGAGAATTTCTTGAGGTGTCATCGGTGGCCTCCTCGACTATTCATCTCGGCAAAATGGGCACGCAGCATAAGAGCCGCCTGCACAGCCGACGCGAGAGCCCCGAGCGCCCACCAGAGGGAGATGCCGTCTTGGTGGTCTGGTGCCCAGAGTGCGAGGGATAGGAGGAGTGAGATCGTGAGGAGCGTGATCGCGAGAGAGAGGCGCATGTGCCGCGAGAATTGCGAGAGTGTGGGTTTCATTGCTTACATCTCCAGATCTACGTGGGAGGCCATGAGGAGGATGACGCCGCTGTCTTTGTCTTGGATCGCGTAGTCGTCGCCAAGCTCGGGAGTGTCGAGGTCGACGGTCTCGCAGTTGGGGATTGGGAGGGTCATGCTGCGCTTCCTCTCAGGGACTGCGCTGTGGCAAGAGGCTTGCCGATTCGTTCGATCTGCTCGACGGGGATCAGGATGTGCTTGCCGATTTTGCGGCAGTCGCGGATCTGTCCGGAGGCGATGTAGACGCGCAGTGCTCGTGGGCTGAGGCCGGTGGCTTCGGCTGCTTCTTTGATGGTTGCGAATTTCTTCATCATTTTTCTGTTTCTCCCTTGGTTAGTCCGTTTGCTGCGCGCTGCGTTAGGTTCTGGAGTTCGGCGACTAGCGCGAGCTGTGCTTCGAGAAGCTGCTTCTGTGTGGATTGGATAAGAGTGGAGGGCAGTGTCATCACCGCGACGGGGGATCCCAGCAGGCCGATGGTGACTGTCACGTGCTGGATACACATTGCGAGGGACGCCTCGATGAGATCGCGTGGGTTGTCGGTCTCGATGATCTTGGGGACTTCGTCGCGAAGATCTGACGCATGCGTATTGATCACCTTGTTCACGCCCATCACGCCACCTCGTTTTCGCCAGTGAGCATGGCTTCTTCGGAGTTAGGCTCCTCCCCGGTAGGCTGAGACCCACTACAGTCACCAGGCGGCGTAGCTGAATCGCCGTCACCTACCGGGGAGGAAGACGCATGGGTGTTTTGCATTTTGGAAATGATGTTTTCACCGTCGAAGATGCGGATTTGATCCAGCTTCTCGGGGCGCTCACGAAAGCTCAAAGACGTGGGGAGATCAGCGCCATTTTCGCTATGAGCCTTTCGGGAGGTGACAGGGTCTTCGTTGTCAACCCCTCCGTCCCCATTTCGGCTACTTTTGACCGCGCTCTCACTCACGATGAGCAACAGGTTGCTAGAGGTTTTTACACTAGCGACGACAACGGTTACACCGTCCCCGTCTGGGATGACTAAACGCGTCTCGCCCATCACGCCACCTCGCCCTCAGAAGCCGCGAGCGCTCGTTCAGCTCTTGCGATAAGTTCGGAGGCTTGGATATTGAGGGCGTTAGCAATCGCAATGAATTCATCTAGCGATAGCGATCGACTGTGGTGGTTGATTTTTCGGAGTATGGAGTCGTAGGAGATTCCGCTTGCCTTCGAAAGATCACGGAGTGAGAGTTTTCGTCTTCCGAGTTCTGCGCGAATTTCTTCACTTATGCCAAATGGAATATTTGTCATGAGCATTAAGTTATGCCACTTGGTATAGCTTGTCAAGCTCTATTGCCTCTTTGCATACCAACTGGCATACTTTCTGCATGAGCCAGTCAGAAGATCTCGCGCAGAAGATCGCGGAAGTCGTAGAGGAACTCGCCTCTGAACGCGGCTTGAGCCAGAATGCTCTCGCGAAGAAAAGCGGCGTGTCGCAGGGGCAGATCTCACGTATTTTTACTGGCAAGAGGGATGCCAGCCTCAGCCAGCTATTTTCAATTGCTCATGCGCTAGGAAAGAGCGCGAGCGGACTGTTTGCGGAGGCTGAGGCGCGTCTCGCCGAGGCGGAGGCGCGAGCCTCTTTAGACTCAGATGTGAGCCTGCAGCTGCCTGACGATTGGGAGGTCTCCCTCGCAGCGCGTCGCGTGGATGACTCGCCAGAGTCGCGGGAAGACGCTTTTCTTGACAGTCTTGGTGAGGAGTCTCAGGAGTAGGTGTAGCGTGTGGGTGACACCACGTTTGTTGTTCAGGAAACTTTCTGGAAACGACCTTATCTGAGCTTATCCTCAATATGTGCTTAAACGAATCAATGAAGAGGAGTGGAGGAACGCGCTAGAGGCGGGCGCGAAGAATCTACAAGGTCCTGTAGACCCTTATCTGCTTGCTGAAACTATGGGAACCCCCGTGTCCTACACGAAAGATCTTTCCGGCGCGTTGGGAGTGACCGACGGGCTACATATATGGATTAGAGCCGGATTAAGGCCTTCGGTCGAGCGATCGACGCTTGCGCACGAGCTGGCTCACATCCTTCTCGGACATACATCCTGCCAAGACGCACGCGGAGAGCTGCGAGCTAACCGACTGGCCGCACGTCTACTCCTTGACCCCGACACTGTCAGCCGCGAGCGCGAGCGCTGCTCATCTTTGAGCGAGCTGGCCGATATCTTAGGCACAGATGCCGATTTGACATCTTGGGGTCTCGATGCCTGCGACCGCACCGTTGCAAGCTAGTCTGTTTTATCTTGCAACGGCATCAGGCGATAACCTGCAGTGCCTCTTGAGTCGGGCGGAACGAGTTGGATAAGTACCGGCTTCGAACAGCGTTCCCCTACAGCCTTCACTCTAAGGACACACCTGCACGGGTCACGCGTCCGCGAGCGCTGCGAGGCTATTCCTGGGTTCCCAGGGCGGTTACGGTTATTTGTTTTTTCTGCTGTGGCACATAGAGATAAGCACTGGGAAGATCTTCCCAGTGGTGGATGATGTAAGGGATGAGTGTAAGGACGCATTCTGCTTGGTAGGCAGGTGCTGTCCCCTTTGGTGGTTTATCGGGAAGAGGGAAGCCTGCCCAATGGATTCCATGATCAATAAGAGCTTGCGTCTCCTCTTTATTTAAGAGCTGCCGCCGATCCTGCGTGATGAGAACATTTACGCCGCGCTGCGCGAGCTCAGGGATGAGGTCTGTGTCTTTTGCCCCGTTAAGCTCCAACGCACATACGCTTGTTATTCTATGCTGCCGCTTATATATCTTAGTAAGAGCTTGCGCGATAGCAGGGCTGATGTTTTCGTCAACGCAAAAGCAGCGGGAGTCGGGGTTCCGGGACATTGGTCAGGCAATAGCTTCGATTTGCCTGTTGAATTCGATAGCGCTTTCAACAGCTGATGGAGTGAGTCCCGGGTAGTATTCAAGGACGTACTCCACATCAGGATCTTGCGCTCCGGCAAGATCGGCAATGACGTCGTAACCGATGCGCGTTCCCTCAATTGCAGGCCAGCCGCCGATGCGTGCAGGGTCAACGCAAATGTGCGGAGCTGGCGCAGTGAATGACGGGACTTCCTGCTTTCGGAAGTTGATGAAAGCCTCGTTCATCTCTTCAAAAGTGAACAGAGTGCGTGCGCCAGGATATTTCACCAGGTCGATTGCTTCAGCGTTGGGACCTTGTACGAAAATAGTCTTCCCGTCGGTGCCGAAGGAGTACTCAGAGGGGTGTTCGACCATGTGCAGAACGTTCAGAGTGTCAAACGCTTTGTGGATTTTTTGTAGCGAGGTTTCAGAACGCAGAAAAGCAATTGAGCGCAGAGCTACCAGATCGCGGAAAGAGTATATAGGGGGACGCTTGGCTCTGATTTCGGGCACAAGAAGACCAGACCTGCTCCATGAGCGGAGCTGGTAAGGGGTTACACCCGTTAGCTTGGAAGTGAGGTTTAGTGGGAACATCTTCATCCTCCACAAAGCTCAACTACACCTACACATCTATATTAGATCACTTTTAGGGATATTTCGAAGACTATTCCTCCCTTTCGCATGGAATATATCACTCTCACCCAAAGACTTTTTTACATGCCTAGCGACTCCCCGCGCGCAATCTACACCTGCACTGGTAGCGCATCCGCGAGCGCTCACGCGGGAAGTCTCCCCGCGAGTGATCAGATAGAAGAAGGTCCCGGCCAGCATGGAGACTGATCTGGACCTTTTCTTATAGCTCGACGGGGAGGCTGTCAGCGAGCCTCCTCGCCCTGTCCTCCGCTGCATGCTGATAGCGCATGGCCACCTCGACGTCAGTGTGCCCGCCTCTTTCCATGATCTCGGCGAGCGTCGCTCCCTGCTGGGCGTATAGTGTCAGGCCGGTGTGTCTGAGGTCGTGGAATCTGAAAGACTGCAGGCCCGCAGCCACGCGCGCTGCTGCCCACGCTTTATTGTGATTCGTCTGTGAGATCGGCTTGCCCGGCTCGATCGGCGAGGGGAAGATCGGAGCGTCTTTATCGTCGGCGACGTAGATTTCGAGATGATCACGGATGACTGGGACTAGGGCCGTAGGAATCGTCACCTCGCGGGCAGCGCCGCTTTTGGGCGTCGTGTATCCCGGAGGGACGGCTTTTTGATTCCACTGTCTCTCGATTCGGAGCCTCGGGGACCCAGATTCCAGCCCGATAATGTCTCTGCGCTGGAGGCCGAGGGCTTCGCCCTGGCGTAGAGAGCACCACGCCGCGAGCAGGACGGATAGCCGGAGAGGGTCGGGCATTGCTGCGGCTAGGGCTGCGACCTGATGCGGCGACGCGATCTTTCCGACGTCTAGGCTACTGCCTTTAATCTTCGGAGCGGAGACTCGTACCGGAGACGCAGCGATAATCTCCCGCTCTACCGCGTAATTGAAGAGGCGCCTCATGCAGGCGACGATTTTGGCGCGCGTGCGCGCACTGGCCGCGCGATCGGCGACGCGCTGGACGTCTCGAGACGCTACCTCGCGCGCTGGCAGACTGCCGATTCTAGGCAGGACATGCACCGACAGCACGCTCCTATATTCCCGGAGCGTCGCAGGCTTCCGCTGCCCAGAATCTACCTGCCTCTCAAAATCGGCGAGCCAGTCTTCTGCAACTTCTTCGACGGTCGTCTGCGCGCGAGACGCCTCCTCGGCCTCGCGCTTCGCTTCCGCGCGCCTCGCCGATGGAGGCACGAAGATCCCCCTAGCGACGTCGGCGCGCGCGATCGCGAGAGCAGCTTTCGCATCCATCAAAGTATCGAAGCGCCCAAGACGGTATCTCTTCCCCGACTCGTGAACGGTCGCTCGATACTTTCCGCGAGTCTCATCCCATTCGATACCGGGGGGCAGTTTCTTTGGCATGACCGAAACCTCAAAAATGGTGGGGGCGTATTGGGGGCGTTTTTACCGCCCCCAAGCGTACCAATCGGTATATATCGGTTTCAATACCCACAGCCCAAAACCGTTGGAAACAAAGGAAAAACCCCGGGATCTCAACGGATCCCGGGGATGTATTGCGGAGGATGGGGGAAACGCACCGCTAGGCTCTCTGACCTGCGCAAACACACTCAGATAAAAACTTGGGGGCGCATCGGGGGCGCTCAACCCTCGCGGATCCCCCGAACTGCTGAGCGTCTCGAAATCG